GCAAGATCAGGTGAGCACGTTAATCACTAATCTTCAAGAAACGCAGCAAACTGTAACAGCGTAGTGTGCAAAGGTTAGGTTTTGGATTGGACGGGTCGTTATTGGTGTGGCTGTCAGGGTGGGGAACGGACGTGATGGGCTCGGTTGCTACGGTTGCGGTTTGGTATGGCTGATCAGGTTCGGACATTTATGCAAAGGCTCGGTCGGGTCGTTATTGGTTCGGCTGTCACGGATTGGTCCGGTGCTACACGACCAGGTTTGGACCGTCTTGGTAAGGCTGTCCAGGTTCGGACGGGCAAGTTGTAACGAGTTCGGGTAAGGCCCGGTTGGGCAGGAAGTGTGCAAAGGAAAGGACTGACTCGTAGAGGTATGGAGAAGTCCGGCGAGGTAAGTTTTGGCTGACACGGTTAGGTGGTGATAGTTAGAAAAAGGCCAGGTAGGGCACGGTGGGGCTGTCGGGGAAAGGAGATCTACGGCGGGGCACGGAGTGGTCGGGTTTGGCGAGGCTGTCAAGGTTAGAAGTGGTTCGTTGCGTCGGGGTGAGTTTTGGCTGGAAGTGTGCAGAGGATAGATGAGGAACGGCCCTTTGAGGTCTGGACGGGTGAGGTTAGGAGTGCTGAGGCACGAAAGGAAATCATGAAAAAACTAATAGTAGGTCTGTTGTTCGTGCCAGCGATGGCACAGGCCGAATTCATGTCTGGTAACGGTTTGCTGAAGGATATGAACGGTGATGTGGTGGATAAGTCCATAGCCCTTGGGTATGTGATGGGGGTGTCGGATGCGTATACCAATGTGACTGTCTGCGTCCCAGACAATGTTACGGCGGGGCAGGTGCAGGATATTGTCAGACGCTATCTGGAGAACAATCCAGACAAACGCCACTACGCAGCCGACAGTCTTATTCGTGACAGTCTTGAAAAAGTCTGGCCCTGTAGACAACAAGGCAAGGGGCGCGGCACATGATCTCGCTGAAGGACTACGCCAAGAAGAAAAAGATCTCGATGAAGATGGCACGGGCACAGCTAGACAAGAAGATCGAAGATGGCGTCATGGCAAGGAAGCGTGGGCCAGCCAACATGTTTTTGTATTACGACGTGATACCTATGACGGTCAGGTGGCATGACCCATTCAACCGGTGCAAGAATGAAGTGGCACGACCCGTTTCGCAGGTGTAAGCGGAGGATGCCCAATGGCAGGCAAGGAAAGAAGTGGCCCATGATGCCCAGGCAACGGCTGATTCTTGAGCATTACAGAGATGGGTTTACCACTGCACGTATCGCTGAGAAGATGGGCATCAAACGCAGTACGCTGTACACGCACCTCAAGCGCATTTACTACAAGCTGGATGTGCACAACATTAAAGATGCGATAGAAAGGGGATTGGAGAGATGAGCAAAGGACTATTCGATGACGTGCCCATGCTGAACAAAGAACGCGACCAAGCGTGGGAGAAGTTCATCAAGCGCAAAGATGTTAAGGCGATGATGAAAAGCAAGGAGGACTTCAAGTTCCCAATGGATGGTTCATACGAACTGTGGTGCATAGCCTGGACCAAGGCGTGGGATGCGGGGTTTCAGTCAGGGTGGGATGCTAGAGATAAGGAGCAACAAAATGCAAACAACACTTGAACAGAAGATACAGAACGGCACCTATTGGACTGGTGCTGCACTCGGGGCCATGATGATGCTGCTGGTTGTCCTGGCCTTTGACCGGCTGACCGCCTCCCCAGATCCGAGCTCGGTCCGTATGCCGCAGGATGTGGTCGAGGCTTATCGCATGGGGATCAAGGACGCCATGAAGACCAATCCCCCGAGTTTGGAGTTAGAACAGGTCTGCATGAACATGTGGGCTGAACGTCAACCTGTAAAGGATTAGGTGTGATATGCGACCAGCGGGAGGTGTCGTGGGTTTTTGAACTTTCCCCCAAATAACACCCGCAGCGGGGGCCTGGGTTCCTCTCGGATGCCTTTCCTGGGTGACCCCGCACTTATTCGTAAACCTGTAAAGGAATGAGCATGGACGAGACGAAGTTAGCGGAGCTGCAAAAAGAGTGGGACCGGATTCTTGTTTCCTCGTTTTATAACTACCCATACGCCAAGATAACTATGACGGTAGCAATCTTCCGTAGTCAGCACCAGGATCTTCCTTTAGAGGAGTTCAACCTTTTGAAAAGAGTGCCCAAGAACATGCACCACTTTCATGTGACTGTTCAGAGGTACGTTTGTGCATTCTTGCCAAAGGTTGCCGCCACACTCTGGAAGTACAACATAGACTATTTGGACAAGCTGGCCGAGGCCGTAACAAAATTAAACAGTGACTGCCGTGAAAAACCGGTTGATGAATTTACTCAACAACAAGAAGTTTCAGAGCTTCGTAAGGCCAAGTACGACAGCAAAACAGCAACACTGAAGCGGGTTTCTTTAAGAAGAAGAAATGCAATACACGGTCGTAATAACCAATGGCATGTAACCAAATAAGGAGTGAGCATGGCAGCACGAGATAGGCAAGTAGGTGGAGATCATTACAAACGGATGGACATTGAGCCGTGGGACGTAGTCGATACCTGGCCGCTTGAGCAGCGGATCGGATACTACCGTGGCGGGGCGCTAAAGTATCTGATGCGGATGGGATCGAAAGACCAATCGGCAGAAGAGATTGGCAAGGGACAACACTACATGGAGAAGCTCTTGGAACTCCTGGTAATTGAAAGCAGGAAGCGGAAATGAGAACGATAGATGAAAAGGTTTGGGACTATCTGGTCGAGCACAAGCGTCCCGTAACATCCAAGCAGTTGGCCAAGTATTTCATCGTGTCGCAGCCGTCTGTTTCCCGCGCTTTGGGCAAGCTCGTCGAGCGGCAAGTTGTAGATAAGTTTTACCAAGGCAACGTTCTTCTTTACAAAATAAAGGACTAATCATGCAGATCACACCAGCCACCGGTTCTTACCTGGCCCAAGACTCAATCACCATCGAACCGATCCGACAAGACCCACCCTTTACCATGTACGGCCTGCTGCCGGAACCCAAGGACGAGGCCATGAAAAAGGCGCTGACGGCTCTGCTACTTTGGGAAGAGATGATGCCCAAGACTGCCGCACGACAAGTTCGTGAAGAGGCTATCGAGGCGCTCCAGAAGTATGTCTAATTACCGGGACAAGAAGCTCCTGGAGGTGGTCAGGGAATCCCCATGCCAGATGTGTGGCATCAAAGACGGGACGATCTGCGCGGCGCATAGCAATCAGCTCAGGGACGGGAAGGGTAAGGGGATCAAAGCCCACGACTTCCGGCTGGCAGCCCTCTGTTACAGGTGCCATTCCCGTATAGACCAGGGGGCGGACATGAGCAAAGAAGAGCGCATGGAAGCCTGGGAGGCAGCGCACCGGGCGACCATAGGCTGGCTGTTCCTGAACGAAAAGCTAAAAGTATTGTCCTAGTGTTGCGTAAGTGCTACGCTTGGTTTGTTTCATGGTTTTACTCTCCTCCCTCTCAGGGTTAGATCCAGGTTGATTCCCCTCGCCCTGGATCTTTTTTTTCCTATCATATGGACGGGGCCAGGTGGTCGGCGCGGCGACCCTAAATAGCCCGTACTCCTTTGGCTAAAGGTGCAAATGAATCCTGGCCCCACCCCGACTGGTAAAATTTACCACCCCCCCTTGGAACTTTTCTCCAGCTTTGCTATCCTACGGTTGTCGGAAGTGACGCTCCGGCATGTTGGTATCGGGAAGAGCCTCTTAGTGAGGGCTTGTATGCACGCACCGATACCCGTGCTGGCCTGTCAAGCCCAAGTCCTCACTAAGGGGTTTTTTTATTGGGCGCTCCGACTGCGGTCTGTGTGGACGGGGTCTCAACGCCAGCGCACTGACCAAAGATCTGAAACTGGGGGAAAGCTGCGGAAGAATCAGAACGGGGTGGCGAAGCTAGTGCCCCAGCAGCGAACGACTGGCGAGTCAAAGCGGCTCCGGCGGACAGACTTTGTAAAGGCCACCAGATCAACTGTAACATCTGTTACAGTAAGACGATCTGGGATGGCTGAGTCTTGCCCACCAGCAGACAGGTGTCGTTAAGTAGTTCTACGAGATAGCTAAAAGATTAAAAACAACAAAGGGGGGTAGCTCCCTCAAAATTATGGTGTAACATTGTTACAGATGTAACAGAGTTACACTTCAACCCAGGAGAGAAGATGAGCACATTAAAACTTACCGAGATTCGTATCGACGGCGACACGCAGGCCCGCGCCAAGAACAATCAAGAAACCATTAACGAGTACGCGCAGCAGATGCAGGACGGGTCAGTCTTCCCGCCTGTCGTCGTCTTCAATGACGGCAAACATAACTGGCTGGCCGATGGGTTCCATCGTTACTTTGCGACCCGGCAGAACGGTGGACTAGAGATCGAAGTAGAGACGCACAAGGGCACCGTAGATGACGCCACCCTTTTTGCTTTGGGGGCGGGCGCACGACGCGGCCTGTCGTACACCAAAGACGATCTTAAAGAGATGATCACGAGGATGGTCAAACACTCTGTCTGGGGATCATGGTCTACCCGCAAGATGGCCGAGCATATCGGCTGCTCCCACATGACCGTTAGCCGTATCAAATCCTCCCTTGAGGAAGCCCCCAAAGAGGTCTCCTACACCCGCGCAGGGGTAGAGTCGACCATGGATACCACCGCCATTGGAAAGACGCCCAGAGCGCCCAAGAAGGCCGATCCCGAGGAAGAGATAGAAGAAGACAATCAGTCGGCAGAACTGATAGACACAATCAATAAACTATCAGAAGAGAATGATCGATTGAAAGACGCTATTGCCGTGGGTCAGTTCGATGCCTCGGACATAGAGAAGGCGGATGTGGAGGAGACAATCAAAGACCTGCGGGAGCAGATCCGATTGAAGGACATAGAGATTGATGCGCTGCGGGAATCTAGGGACATTCACCAACAAAAGGCAGCGGAGTTATTGAAGACGGTAAACTCTCTGAAGGCCAAGATTAAGAAGATGGGTGGCGAATGAGAGACTATTCCGAGGTGTACCAAGACATAAAGTTAGTGATGGTTGCCTTCTACCGGGAGGCGACAGAGGGCGATAAAGAAAAGGCATTGAAGCTCGCCGCTGATATTAAGATCCTATCGGCAGAACTCATACAGGCATTGATAGCCAAATAGTTTTACCAAAGCCCACGCCAGGGGGGAATCCTGGCAGGAGAGAAAACCATGGAACTGATGTTACGAGAGCATCAGATGAAAGCCATCGATCAGTTACGCGAAGGCTTCAAGAAGGGCCACCGCTGCCAGTTACTCTACGCCCCCACGGGCTATGGCAAGACGGAGTGCTCGATCTATCTGATGAAAGCCACGGCAGAGAACTACAAGCGGGCCGTGATGTTGATGGATCGAATCGTTCTGGTCGATCAGACAAGCCAGAGGCTAGACAAGTACAAGCTAGACCACGGCGTCTACCAGGCGAATCACTGGCGCTACCGTCCCCTTGAAAAGCTCCAGGTCTGCTCAGCTCAGACCCTTGAGCGAAGGGACAACTTCCCCGAGACGGACCTCTTAATCGTCGATGAAAGTCACATTTTGAGGCGGCAGACCATAGAGTTCATAAAGTCTCGCCCGAACATGAAGGTCATTGGCCTGACGGCCACGCCATTCACAAAAGGTCTGGGGGATGTGTACACCAACGTAATCACGGGCAGCTCTACTGAGTTTCTGGTCACCAACAAATGGCTGGCCCCATTGAGAGTCTTCATCGCCAAAGAGATCGACATGACCGGCGCCAAGAAGGTGGCAGGCGAGTGGTCAACCGACGAAGTAACAGAGCGCGGCATCAAACTCACAGGGGATATAGTCGAGACCTGGATCAAGAAGACGCATGAAATCTTTGGTGGCCCGCGCAAGACAATCGTCTTCTGTGCAGGCGTAGCCCACGGATCTGACCTGGTGGAACAATTCGCCAGGCATGGGTACAACTTTGTGTCCATCAGTTACAAGGATGACGACGAGTACAAGCGTGACGCCATCGCAGACTTCAGCAAGCCAGACACAGAGATTCACGGTCTCATCGCCACGGACATACTAACTCGCGGTTTTGATGTCCCCGATGTGATGATTGGCGTGTCTGCCCGCCCCTTTTCCAAGTCTCTTTCCTCCCATGTCCAGCAGATGGGCCGCGTCATGCGTTCGTATCGGGATAAGGAGTTCGGCGTCTGGCTCGATCACTCGGGAAACTACCTCCGTTTCCGTGACGATTGGGACAAGGTTTACGCGGAAGGCGTGGACGATCTCGACAGCACGGTGGATAAGCCCCGCAAGGAACCGACCGAGAAGGAGAAGAAAGAATCCAAGTGCCCCGCGTGTGGGTTTCTCTGGCCAGCCAAGGCAGATGTATGCGCGGCGTGTGGTCATGTTCGGCAAAGACTCTCGGCCATTCAGTCAGTCCCCGGAGAGATGGAAGAGCTGGGAGCGGGCAACAGGGATGACCGGCAGAAGTTCTACAGTCAACTCCTCTACATTTCCAATGACCGGGGATATAACCGAGGGTGGGCAGCGCACAAGTACAAAGAGCGTTTCGGCGTCTGGCCCCGCGGCCTCGAGGAAAAGACCCTGGTTCCCGATCTTAAGATCATGAACTGGATTCGCAGCCGCCAGATCGCTTGGGCCAAGAGTCAGAGGAGGAAGACGGCGTGACATTTGAAGACTTCGCCAGGGCTCACGGTCTCATCATCAATCACACTATCCCGCATCGATGGGTGGCCGTGCCCACGACAGACCACCCTCACAAGCGTAACGGGCGTTACAAAGTCATCGGGGATGTGGGCTGGGTTCAAAACTGGGCGACGATGGACAGGCCCGAGATGTGGAAAGGCCAGGCTCCGCTCACGATCAAGTCTTATGTCCCGAAGGATGACCGCGCAGAACTAGCCCAGAAAGCGGCGCAGAAGGCGGCGTGGATTCTCAAACAATGCACGACCGAGACGCACCCATACCTTGAACGAAAGGGATTCCCCGACGAACGGGGCAATGTCTGGCAGGGGAAGCTAGTTATACCGATGAGAAGGGCGGGCCGACTTGTCGGATGCCAACTCATAAGCGGTGATGGGGAAAAGAAGTTCCTGCACGGTCAGGTCACGAAGGGCGCATCGTTCACAATCGATGCAAAAGGGATTGACATATTCTGCGAGGGTTTCGCTACTGCTCTTTCGGTGCGTGCCGTTATGCAGGCTATAAAGATTCGCTACCGAATCCATGTGGCGTTCTCGGCAGGAAATATGAAGGAGGTATGTCGGGCCTTCGATGGTGGAATCGTCATCGCAGACAATGACGCGTCCGGCGTGGGTGAGAGAACCGCCAGGGAAATAGGCAAGCCGTACTTTCTGCCACCCACAGTCGGGCACGATTTCAACGATCTGCACTTGGCCGTGGGTGTTTTTCATGCCTCACAATCACTTAAGAAAGTTTTGATAGATGCCCGGCGAGAAGACGCTGAAACTTTGCCTCGATCTGCCTGACCCGTTCGCGTGTTATTCCATGGGCTCGCCCGCACTCCTCCAGCATCGCGCCGCCTAGCCTCATGATCATGATCGAATGTAACCTATCCCGCTGGTCTGGGGTATGTCTGGGGTAAAGCGCATCAAAGGCTTCACGATCAGGCATGGGAACCAGTAGCCAGGGGGTTTCCCCCCGGCCTGGAACAGGTACGCGGCCACCACCTTGTCGAAGATTCATAGCGGCGCCTCAAAGAAGATCATCACGGCCCACAGAAAAACCCATAGCCCGGCCAGCATCCCCGCACTCACGAACAGATTCGCCCAGAATTCGGCCCAGGAATCCGCAAAGAACAGATCTCGTAACCAGTTCATGACGCCTCCCCGTAAAGATGTGTAGACTCCACCGCCCAACTGGTCAGCCTGTAGATTTCCTTCGCGGCCCAGTCAGCATCGGCCACCGACCAATAGACCCCCAGAAAACTACCGTTTGCGAATAGTCCGTAAACTCTTTTCTTCATGATCTTCCCTCGCAGGCTTGCATGGATTCGGCTAGGCATAGCATCGCGTCCGTGATGTCTCGGTCGCTGGTTCGGTCAAATGGGCTCCACCAGACAATCCCCAAGGCCTCCACGACCCCTTCCAATTCCTCGCCCGTACACT